GATACGTTAAAGCTCGATGCGAAACTCAGTAAGGTTCTTGCAAAATCCCTAGAGGCTGTTGAAGATCGCTTGGAGAACGGGGAAGTTCAAATGGATAAGGCTGGTAGGATTCATCGTGTTCCTGCCAAACTACGTGATGTTCATAGGGTTGCTGCCGATCTCATAGATCGTCGACAGGTTATTCAAAAAACCTCAACACCTCAACACGAACGTACACAAAGCACAGAAGGGCGTCTTCTAAAACTCGCTGAAGCGTTTGCTCAATTCGTACATAACAAAACACCTAATGAAAAAGTTGTAGGTGAGGTGTATGAAAATGATCCAACTCTTCCTCCTGAGTTTTTAAACGCCATCAACAAAGGAGAAGACAATGCCCTTCATGACCAACGGCAAGAGGGACTATCAGAAGGAGAAGGCGTGGGATCACCAGCACAAGAACGGCAAACGATTGAAGGACAGGGCAGCGCGGAATCAAGCCCGTTCAATGGTAGCTAAAAAACTTGGAACCGTTCCTAAAAAGATCAAAGGTGATGTCGGACATCGTAAAGCTCTTTCAAGAGGTGGGGTGTCCACACTCGCCAACTTATTTGTACAGTCTGCTGCTACAAATCGAAGTTTCTCTCGCACTGCCAAAGGTGCGATGAAGAGTGAACGAAGTAAACGGGAACGTTAATCGCGTTTGACGAAAGGAAAAAAGCTATGGCCTGCGGATCAAAGAAAAAGGGTAAGGGTGGGGGCGGTAAAAAGAAGTAATGCAACTTACCAAGGATATTATCAAGGGTTTTGTGGGGAGCTGCTTAGTCAAGCAATTTGATGGTAGTTTGAAGACCCCAGCGTTTCATGAGGAGATGTGGGAACTATGTTGCTCACATGAACGTTTTGTAGCGATTGCAGCGCCTAGAGGTTAATAAAATTCCGGCGCATTATAAATAGGAGCATGGCCTCTTAAATTCTCTAATTCGGTGGACATCCTTCTGGACAATACCGAGCCAAGCCACATTGTTGTGGAAGGTGTAACGACTAGTCGAAAGACGTAGGAAACAGTGTTTCCGAAACGGGAATCTCTATTTTATTAAGGAAAATGATATGTCAAAATCGCATGAATTTGCGTGGGCCGCTGGATTCTTTGATGGTGAGGGATGGATTAAGATTCAAACTAGAGGTGGAGATAAGTATTTTGGTTTCTATCTTAGAATTGGAGTAAGTCAAGTTAAACAAGAACCTTTGTTAAAACTTAAAAAGACTTTTGGTGGTAATGTTAGAATTAAACAACAAGCCAAAGGAAATCGTAAACTTCAATATGTTTGGACACTATCTACAAAACAAGCTGCATTAGCATTAAAAAATATGTTACCTTATATGGTTCATAAGAATGATGTTACTGCTCTTGCTTTAGAATTTGAAAAGACAGTTGGCCTAACTGGACAAAGAGTTTCTCAAGAAACTCAAATATATCGCAAATTACTAGCAGATAAAATTATTGCTCTTAATGCCTTAACATAGATGAAGATATAGTCTGCTCTATATGGTAACATATAGAGAAGAAGTGGATACGACTTATTCGTAACAATACGCATGCGAAAAGCACTGCAGTGACTCTCTCATATGGCATGGCTACATTGCTCTTCCAGCAACGAGAGTTTATGCTTCTAGTATCGGATACAGAAAGCCAAGCTTGCTTGTTCCTAGGGCAAATTAAACAAATCCTACAAGAGAACGAAGATGTTATTTCTCTTTTTGGAATTCGTAGGGATGAGAATGGGATTGTCCGTTTCATTAAAGATTCCGAGAGCGACATCATCGTTGAGGTTGAAGATCAATTCAATCCCGGACAATACAACAAGTTCCGCATCATTGCTAAAGGTTCAGAACAAAAGCTTCGTGGCTTACTATGGAATGGTAAGCGTCCTGACATCATCTTGTGTGATGATATGGAGAACGATGAAATCGTTATGAACAAAGACAGGCGTGAGAAGTTCAAGCGTTGGTTCTACGGGGCATTGATGCCTTGTAGATCTAAGGAAGGTATCATCCGTTATGTAGGCACCATCCTGCACATGGACTCCATGCTTGAGAACTTCATGCCTAAGGATAATGATAAGCAAACGCTTCTCACCCCTTTAAAGACCTACACCACTAAACGCAGTATGTGGAAGAGTGTTAAATACCGTGCTCATGATAGTACGTTTGAAAACATTCTCTGGCCTGAGAAATTCTCTGCAGAAGAACTAAAGCTTCTTCGTAACGATTATGCAGAACGTGGTATTGCTGATGTCTACTCTCAGGAATATTTAAACGTTCCGATGGATGAAAGCAACACCTACTTTCGTAAGGCAGATTTTCTGCCAATACGTGATGATGATAAGAAAAAGAAACTCAATTACTATATCGCTGCAGACTTAGCTATCTCTGAAAAAGAACGTGCTGACTTCAGTGCTTTTGTGATTGGAGGTGTGGATGAAGATGGTTTCATTCATGTCAAGAATGTAATTAGAGAACGGATGGATGGTTTAGCCATTTCCAATACGATTCTTGCGTTACAGCGACTTTATGATCCTATCGTCTTCGGTGTTGAAGAAACTCAAATCTCTAAAGCCATTGGACCTTTCCTTAATTTGGAGATGATGCGGACAAATACTTATGTCAGCCTCTATCCATTGAAACCCTATCGCAGTGATAAAATTACCCGTGCTCGTTCCATCCAAGCGCGTATGCGTGCAGGTGGCGTAAAATTTGATAAGTCTGCGGACTGGTATCAAACGCTAGAAGACGAGTGCATGACATTTCCAAGAGCTAGACATGATGACCAAGTTGATGCTCTTAGTTACCTTGGACTTATGGTTGATAAACTAATTGAAGCTCCCACTGTTCAAGAACAGGAGGAAGATGAATACGAAGAAGAACGTCGTCAGTCTGGCGAAGATCTTGCTACCGCCAATCAAACAACTGGATACTAACTATGACTATTAATGTACAAGAAAACCTAAACGAGCGTAATCTAGCAGAAAAGCTCAGTGAAGATGAACTAGTCACGATTAGTGAAATTGTGTCTGATGGTTATGAAGCAGATAAAGCTTCTCGTGAACATCTTGAAAAGCTTATTGATCAATGGACCAAGCTTGCTTTGCAGATTGCGGATAAGAAAACCTTCCCTTGGGAGAATGCTTCCAACGTAAAGTATCCACTACTTGCGACGGCCTCAATGCAATTTGCTGCTCGTGCGTATCCAAGTCTCATCCCATCGAATGGGCAAGTTGTTAAATGCCGAGTGATGGGTTATGATCCAACTGGTGAAAAAACGGCCCGTGCTTCTCGTGTCTCCAAATTCATGTCCTATCAGCTTATGGACGAAATGGAAGAGTGGGAAGAGCAGATGGATCGCCTCTTAATTGCTCTACCAATCGTTGGGACAGTTTTTAAGAAGACATATTGGGACAAACAGAAGCAACGTAACGTTTCCTGTCTAGTAATGCCAAAAGATCTGGTAGTTAATTATTGGGCACGTAGTCTTGAAGATGCTGAACGAGTCACTGAAGTGATTCCAATGTCTCAACGTCGTGTCAAAGAGAAGCAACTTGCTGGAATTTTCCGTGAAGTGGATCTTGGTGAACCAGTTCCTGCTGAAGAAACTACAGAAACTGCAAATCCAAGTGGTCTCAAGCAACCTGATATTGATGAAACCACTCCATACACTATTCTAGAACAGCATTGTTATCTAGATCTTGATGAAGACGACTATCCTGAACCTTATATTGTTACATTTGAAGAACAGACTCATGAAATTCTTCGTATTGTACCACGATTTACAGAAACCGACGTTTCTGTTAACGAAAAAGGAGACATCAGTGAAATTCGCCCTATTCAATATTATACAAAATACTCTTTTGTACCTAACCCAGATGGTGGATTCTACGACATTGGCTTTGGTCGTCTTCTTGGCTCACTGAATGACTCTGTAGACACCATCCTAAATCAACTTATTGATGCTGGTAGCTTGTCAAATCTACAAGCTGGTTTCATTGGTAAGGGTCTTCGTATTAAAATGGGTGATAGTAGGTTCAAACCCGGAGAATGGAAAGTAGTTAATGCTACTGGTGCTGATATTAAGCAGCAAATTTTCCCTCTACCTACTCGTGATCCAAGTCCTGTTCTAATGCAATTGCTTCAATTCCTGATTACCTCTGGAAAAGAACTAGCAAGTGTAGCTGAAATCTTCGTAGGAAAAATGCCCGGACAGAACACTCCAGCAACTACTACGATGGCTTCAATTGATCAGGGTATGAAAGTATTCACTGCAGTTTATAAACGAATCTTCCGTAGTCTTACAAAAGAATTCCGGAAACTTTATAAATTGAACAAGACTTATTTGAATCCTGAAACTGAGGTTGAGTTCCTAGGTATGGAAATCCCTCAATCTGATTTCGATGGTCCTGAAAATAGTATCATTCCTGCTGCTGATCCTTCTGCAGTTTCCGCTCAAGAGAAACAGGCAAAGGTACAAGCTTTGCTACAGATTATTCAGCTAGGAACTATTGATCCAATGTTTGTAACTAAGATGTACATCGACGCCTACGAAATCCCACAAGGAGAACAGGCAATCAGACAACCTACACCACAGGTTGATCCTGAGCAACAGAAGATGCAACTTGAAGCACAAATTAAGGGTCAAGAACATCAGCAGAAGATGACTGCTGAACAAGGTAAGGCAGCATTACAACAAGCTGCAGGTCAACAAAAGATTGAGGAAGCAAAGCGTCTGTCAGAAATCAAACTTCAAGAGCAAGCTACTCTAGCTTCTCTAGAACGACAAAAGATTTTGGATGCACACGCTCAAACGATGGCACAAAATCATCAGCAACATGTACAAAAGATTGTACAATCTCAAGAGGCTCACGCAGTAAAGGTGAAGCAGCAGAAGCAACAACAACCTAAGAAGGGGAATAAATGATCAGTAAGTCTGATTTTCTAAACTGGAAAGCAGATCCAGTTACCCAAGCATTCTTCGACGCATGTGAAATTCGTGTAGAAGATGCTAAAGAGATTCTGGCAACAAGTGCAGGTTGCGATTCCATCAGTGATAATTTCTATCGTGGATTCATTGCAGCATACACTGAAATCCCACAAATTCGTGTAGACGGGGAAGATGAATGATCATCCCAATTCTACATAGAGTTCTTGTTCTGCCAGAGAACGTACAAGATGCCAATGAAACTTTCAAAAAGATGAAAGCCCTTGGTCTTGCAATTCCTGATTCAGACCTTCTGAAAAAGGAACAAGCAGCAGTTGAGCTAGGAACTATTATTGCTATTGGTGAAACGGCCTTTGTAGACTTTAAAGCAACCAAAGTACCAGTAGTTGGAGAGAAAGTTCTGTATGCTAAATATGCTGGAAAAGCAGTTTCAGATGGAGATACAAAGTATCTTGTCTTAAACGATGAAGACATTATCGGAATCATTAAGGAGAACCCATGACTGAAGAAGTCGTTGTGCAAAAAGAACTAGCTTCTACTGAAGAACAACAAACAGAAGAACAATCTACCCAACAACCCGAATACTCAGAATCTGAACTGAGTGCGATGGAGCAAGGTTGGAAACCACAAGACCAATTTGAAGGTGATAAGTCTAAGTGGGTTCCTGCTGATGAATTCCTACGACGAGGGGAATTGTTTGGTAAGATCGACAGTTTAAATCGAGATCTCAAAGATACTCGAAAAGCTTTGAAGATGCTGCAAGAGCATCATGTCAAGGTTAAGCAAGCTGAATATCAACATGCTCTAGAAACACTTCGTCAAGAAAAGAAGATGGCTCTAGAAGCAGGTGATGCAGATGCTCTAATCGAGATTGATGATCGCATCGCGGACGAAAAAGCAAAGCAACAAGTCGAACAACAACTTGCACGACAAGCTGCAACGGCTCCAGATCCACGTTTTGTAGCGTGGGTCAATGAAAACAAATGGTATGTAGATGATCCCGAACTACATTCATTTGCCGATGAAGCTGGACATGCTTACACCCGTCTACATCCAGAATCCGACCCTATGGATGTTCTGGTTTATGTTAAAGGACGTGTTAAGAAAGCATTTCCAGAAAAGTTTCAAAACCCAAATAGGGAAAAGCCCAACTCCGTTGAAGGAGGTGGAACTCCACCACGAAAGCCAAAGATTGATACCTTTGAGCTGAATGAAGAGGAGAGGCGAGTCATGAATACCTTTATCCGTTCAGGTGCAATGACCAAAGAAGAATACATCGCAGAATTAAAATTAGTGAAAGGAATATAATGTCAAGAGTGACTGCTACCACGAATCGTCCCCGTCGAGCCAGTATTAATGGCGTACGCAACGTACTAAAGATCAACGGTAAAGAACCTGGGTATGAATATCGTGTCGTCAATGATGTAGGTGATCGAATTGAACAGCTAAAATCTATCGGATATGAAATTGTCGAAGATGATAAACTGACTGTTGGAGATCGCCGCATCGCTAATCCAACTAAAGAAGGTAGCCCCGTAAAAGTATCAGTAGGTGGTGGGACTCAAGCTTATGTTATGCGAATCAAATCCGAATGGTTTGAGGAGGATAAGAAAAAGAAAGAGGAACATATCGACTCGATTGAACGAGGGACACTTCGTGAGGCTAAGAGTATCTCTGATTTCGGTAAAATTTCCGTAGGAGACAAATAATTCTTCGCCTCCATCTTTAGGATTGGATAATTTTTAATCTTTTGATGGAGGTCATTCTTAAATGGCAAACACTTCACGCATTAACGGCTTCAAACCTGTTAAGCACCTAAATGGCTCGCCCTACAATGGTCAAGCCAACATCTACGAAGTACCTGCAGGTGAAGCAGTTCCTGTGTTCGTAGGTGATCTTGTTGTACTATCTGACTCTGCTGCTACTGCTGGTTATCCTGCTGTTGAAGCTGCCTGTGGCGCTTCCGCACAAGTTGCGACTGGAGTTATCGTCGGTGCGGTTGTTGGGATTCTCAACACCAAACTAGACCCAGATGGTAAACTAACCAATGGCTCGATTTCTCTGGATACTCCAGTTTATCGTGCCGCTTCAACTAAGCAATTTGTACTTGTCGCAGACTCTCCCGATCTAGTCTTTGAAACTGAGGCTGACGCTTCTGTTGCTCTGGCTGACGTAGGTCTAAACGTGGGTATTGGTGCTTCTGCACATACTAACCCACTACTCACTGGTGCCTCACCAATGTATGCCTATTCAACCACTGCACCTTCCGCGTCTACCACTCGCCCACTTCGGATTCTAGGTATTGTTAAGAAGCCAGACAATGAAACTGCTTCTGCCTACAATAAGATTCTAGTAGGTATTACTACCCACGCATACGGCAATGCTGTTGCTGGCGTTTAATAAGGAGAATAAATAATGTCTGGTGTAATCACTTCAAGTTCATTTGCAAAGGCACTTTGGCCCGGAATCAATTCATGGTATGGTAAATCGTACAATGATTATTCCCCAGAATGGGTTAATCTCTTTGACAAAAACACTTCACGCAAAGCGTATGAAGAAGATGTTGGTATCAGTTCACTAGGTCTTGCTGCACAGAAGGCCGAAGGTGCTCCAATTACGTACGACACTGAACGTCAAGGCTTCACGACTCGTTACAACCATGTCGTGTACGCTCTAGGCTTCATCATCACTCGTGAAATTTATGAGGATGATCAGTACGACGTAGTTGGTAAGAAGAAGGCAAATGCTCTGGCTCGTAGTATGCGTCAAACCAAGGAAATTGTTGGTGCAAACGTGTACAACCGTGCATTCAGTTCTTCATACACTGGTGGCGATGGTATCATGCTGATTAACAACGCCCACTTGAACGTAGCTGGCGGTACTTATAGTAACGTCATTGCTGCTGACCTTAGTGAAGCTGCTCTAGAGCAAGCAACTATTGATATTGAAGGTTTCACTGATGATCGTGGTCTGATCATTGCTGCTAAGCCTAAGAGTCTGATCATCCCACGTCAGCTTCGCTTTGAAGCCCACCGCATCCTCAAGAGCGATGGTCGTACTGGTACTGATCTGAATGATCCAAACGCTCTGAAAGAGCAGGGTCTATTCGGCAATATCGTAGTTAACCACTTCCTAACTGACGTGGATGCTTGGTTCATTCGTACTGACGTACCTGATGGTATGAAGTACTTTGAACGCCGTGGTGATCAGTTTGAGATGGATAACGATTTTGATACTGAGAACGCTAAGTTCAAGGCTACCGCTCGTTACTCCTTCGGTTGGTCTGATCCCCGTGGTCTGTATGGAAGCCAAGGCGTCTAATTAATCTAACGGGGAGGGAGATCGCTCTCTCCCCACCCAATCTTTAAAGGAGATTAATTATGGCTGCAACTTCTCAAGTAAGTCTTAACTACCCTAAGGTACGAGAATCACTCACCAAGTTTGTTAAGGTGTTGTACACTGACACCACTGCATTCATTGGTGCATGGCTTCCTAAAGATGCCATCATCACTGGTATGTATGTGATTGGTCATGCTGTATCAGGTGCTGTCACTTCTGCTGTAATCGGAGTAGGCTCTACTTCGGCTGCAAACGAATACTTGGCTTCTTACGATGTTAAGACCGCTGCAACTGGTGAAGGTTACAATTCTGCAGGTGCTGCTGCTGTTGGCACTGCATTTTGTACAAAGTTAACTGCTGACACTCCTGTGTATGCTAAGTACACTGGCGTTGGTGGTGGTGACTCAGGTGGTCCTTGGTTTGTAAAAATCGAGTATACCGTTCCGGGTGGTGGTGAAGATATTCAAATGTAACAATTAGATGGGGGCTCCGGTCCCCTTCTTTTTCTCATTGTTGTCGCAGAGAATGCCGGAAGTTATTCCTAACATGAGGTAATTAAAAATGTCAATGAATGTAAATATTATCCAAACAGGTAGAGTTCATAATCTACTTACTGATGTAATTGCAACAGGTGAAGGTAGTTCATATCTAAAACCATCAACCAGAGTTTCTTTCCAAGCTAGTGGAACTACATCAGCCGGAACTGGTGCTGTTTCCATCTTAGTGCAAGGATCTAATGATGGTACAAACTGGCTTACTCTAGGTACTATTTCATTAATTCTTGGAACTGTATCTACTACAGATGGTTTTGTAAATGAGTCAACTTGGAAGTACTTACGTGGAAATGTTTCCTCTATCTCTGGTACTAACGCAACTGTTACTCTCTTAATGGGAGTATAATCTTATGACTACTTCTGTTAATACTAAATTAGGTTCTTTTGGTAATGAGGTAATTGCTGAAACCAATCCTGTCACCGGGGGGAATATACTATCGTCAGGAGGAGAAGATGTTTTGTCGCCCGCCTTATCATTCATCGGTGTTCAAAGCAGCCACCCGTTCATGAACGGACTGATAAGCAACATTCGAGAATTACAGGGCGCTGACGCTAACGAAAAGCATCTTTCCTCACTTGAAGCTGCGTTACGCCCTCTTGTTGCTTCGACTGCATGGCAGAAGATCAGGGAGTTGTGGGTTCCTACCGGAAACACGCTAACGGCAGCATTGGTTAAAATCAAGGCGGCGATAATTGCGGATGGTACAGAAAACAGGTCTTTAATCAACGTCAATTTTGTATCTGGTGACTATAGTCCTACCGTTGGCATAACCGGCGACGGATCAAGCAAATACCTCTATTCCCAATGCACGCCGTATAATGCGCTTCGCACAGCAGCAGATGCAGCAGCGTGCGCTGTTAAAAACTATGGTTTTGCAGCGTACCCTACAAAGCCGGTTCATAGCGCCGCTGGATATTTGCTTGGAGCAGGGATGCAGGGAAGCAACTACCTAAATCTAGGCGGGTTTGGTGATGCGTCAGGTGGTGATGTTATTGGCACGACGTCGGTTAAGCGCGGCGTAAACCCGTTGGTGCCAACGGGTCATCGCGTCAGGATGCAGTTTGTACAGAACTATAACAACTTAATGCAAGCTGGAACGGGCGGGTTGGTCGAGGCAGAAATAGCCGCAACAGAAACATCCGTGTCCCAGGATAAAATTTTCCTGTTTGTCTTGAATAATGGGTCAAATTCGCCAAACGCTGCGACCTATTACGCTGGCACCATCAGCGGATATGCCTTATTCGACGGCATGACTCAAGCCGAACTTAAACAGTTATCTATTTTCTTTGATGACATCAACTTCGCACTTGGGCGGATCGGAAAAGACATAGTAATTTGCGGCGATTCCGGTGCTGCAAATACTGCGGTTTCTATGGTTCATCGTTGGCCGATGCGAGTTGCCCAAGACTTAGGATCATGGAAAGTGGCTTACTCTGGAGTATCTGGAACACGTTCGCGCACATCAGGAATCAACACGCTAACATTTACTGCGAATCACGATTTCGCAACAGGCGATTGTGTGCAGATATTTGCTGCTGGTGGAACTGGATACGACACCGATTCGTCAACGTCTTTCGTTACATTGCCAACGGCTCAGATAACAGTCACAGGGCCAACAACATTTACCTATCCGGCAGTCAGTCCTACCGCATCACCATTAACTGACGAGGGAACGACGGGGATGACAGCCTGCTATGCTATACGCGGATGCAGAAACTTTGCTACAAACGGAGCGACGATAAGCGCCTGTCCTACTGTTGGAATTGGCGGTAGTGCAAATACATACAACCAATGGACTTGGCCGGTGTGGTCGTCTGGTGCGACTCCTGCATCTAGGGCCGCGTATCTATATCGGATGTTCCAGTTCCCTGCTTCGTTCTATATTTTTCACATCGGTCTAAATGACTGCCAATATGAGGGGAACATTTCCAAGTTTGAGGCGGCATACCGGGATACTATGACGAAGATTCTTGCTACCGGGATCAATCCAAAACGGATTATTCTGAACAGTGGATACTGGTTTAATCACGTATTTCAGCCGCCTGCTGTGTCTGCAAAAACCGACGCGCTGTTTGCTTCGTATAACGCCACAATCCAGAAGATTGCTATTGATTACGGGTGTTCCTTCTGTGACATTTCATCACTGTGGAATTCAACAAATTACGCAACGTATCTGATCGACGAGTCGGGTACAAATGGCGGTTACACCTCTTGGTTGCACCCTAACGCCGCGGGGTGTGACTTGATTTATCGAAAGGTGATGGAAGTCATCGCCGGGATAAATATCTAATCCCCTCTGCACGATGATCCTCGGCCGCACCCTGCCTTCTCCTGTGATGCGGCTAGCCTTCACGGCTCTGGTAGCTGGTGGGCTATGTCTGGCACAAAGCAGAAGGCAGGCCGGTGGTGGTATTACGGTTGATGATATTATGAACGACAGTCGTGCTCTGACTGTTGGGAAATTCTTAGCATTAAAGTAATCTTCTTCTGATAGGTAAATAATGGAAAATGAAAACCACAAACATGTCTCCCTCTCCGCAGAAGAGTTGGCTAGTCTCAAAGAACAACTCCTTGAAAGCATCTATGCAGACATCGGGCGCTCCATCGTCAAAAAAGTACTATGGGTACTTGGGGCGGTGGCTGTTGCGGGTTTTGCTTGGTTAGCAGGTAAGGGACATGTCTAAAAAATGGACATATAAATCTGGGGACTGGTGGCTTCTTTGTGATGTTTGTTCCAAGAAAATAAAAGCGTCAGAGTCTAAGAAACGTTGGGATGGTTTTATCGTCTGCGCGGAAGACTTTGAACATAGGCATCCACAGGACTTTGTACGTGCAAGAGCGGATAAAATTTCTGTTCCATACACTCGTCCACAGCCTATTGACACATTCACTTCAATTGGATATATAACTGATTATTTCTATAATGGTTATGTTGATGATAATTATGTAAGGAGTACTTCTATATGACCACAATTGTAACAAGGGCTGGTAAAGGAAGTCCGCTTACATTCACTGAAGCAGATGCCAACTTCACTAATCTAAATAATGATAAGATTGAGACATCTGCTATTGGTACAACTGTACAGGCTTACGATGCACAACTAGTTGACATTGCTGGTCTCACTCCAACTGACAACGGTGTTGTTATTGGTAATGGTACTCACTTTGTTGTAGAGAGTGGGGCTACACTAAAAACCTCTCTTGGCCTAACTATTGGAACAGATGTGATGGCGCATGTTGCTCCATCTACTTCTGGTAAGGTACTTACTAGCAATGGTAGTGCTTGGACTAGTGCTACTCTTCCAGCCTCTGGTGCTGCCGGAGATGTCCAGACCTTCAACGCAGGCGGCACTTGGACGAAACCTGCAAGCGGCACGATGGCGCTGATCGAGGTCTGGGGCGCTGGAGGGGGCGGGGCTCAAAGATCTACCGGAAATTCGACTGGCGGCGCTGGGGGCGGATACACGCTTCTCTGGAAAAAGTTGTCTGATTTAGGCGCGACAGAGACCGTCACTATCGGTGCCGGTGGTGCGGCGCAAAGCACCGACAATACGTCAGGAAACAACGGCGGTACGACATCCTTTGGGGCGCATGTATCGCACATTGGCGGAAGTGGAGGAGATCAGATAGCTGCGGGATCTAACACAGCATCCCCACAACCTGGGGGGGTCGGTGCGGTGCAAGGCGTCTACACAACAACTACCACAAGGGCCGGCGCGAACTCTGCTGCTTACATCACGGCAGCTGTGAATGGAACGATGGCACTCGGAACTGCGGGGCAGTCGGCGGCGTCACCGTCTGCGGATGCCATCTGCGTGACACCGAACAATAGCTTTATGGGTGGTAGCTGCGGCGGAAATGTGTCGACCGTGCTCAACGCTCAATCCAACGGTGGCACATCGGTCTATGGTGGTGCAGGTGGCAACGGCAACAAGGCCGGCGCAGGGTCGGCGGGAACGCAACCCGGAGGTGGTGGTGGTGCCGGCACTACCCAAGGCGGCGCAGGCGGCGATGGTCGCATCAAGGTTTCGGTTTTCTAAGGACTACAGACATGAGAAAAGCAATCATTGAAGGTGGCGTGGTCATCAACATTATCGTGGAAGCTGATGACGAAGAAAACCCGCAAGGCATTTCGGTCGACGGCTTGAGCGTCGGGGTCGGCGATCTCTATGATGGAACCGATTTCAGCAAGCCACTTCCCCCACCTCCGACCGTCAAGGAAATGGAGGATGCGGTACAGGCCCATCTGGATGCTACGGCATCGAAGGCCGGCTACGATAATATTTACACAGCTTGTACATATGCTGATGAACCTGCTGTGCCTAAATTTGAACAAGAAGGAAAAGCACTGCGAGCTTGGCGATCAGAAGTTTGGGCTTATTGTCACCAAGTTCTAGCTGACGTTCAAACAGGTAAACGAGTAGTTCCATCTATTACAGAACTCATTGCTGAACTTCCAACAGTTACTCTATAGGAAATTAAATGGCTACTAGCGGAGTTACAACCTTTTCGATTAATAGGGACCAGCTAATAGCTGGTGCCCTAAGAGCAGCAGGTGCAATTGCACAAGGAGAAACTCCAACAGCAACGCAAGTAACAGAAGCTGCTGAAGCTCTCAATATGTTTGTTAAAGAACT